ATCAGGAACTGCTGGAACATTAAAAATAGGTGTAGACGAATCAGGATTAATTTCTATGGCATGCAGATCTATGTTTAATGAATATCCATTAGGTCAATCATCTACTACAACAGATAAAAACCTTGCTAACAACATTGTAATTCCAGCATGGTCTAGAATTACAGACATTAGATTCATTGTTAACACAGCTTTTGATACAGCTGGGTTTGATATGCAGATTGGTGCTAATGTAGCACAAGCTGCAGGTGCGACTT